AAAGAGCATCTTGAACCCACTTAGGTTGTTCTTCTGCCCACTCATGAAAGTCATCACTGTCACGAATAGTACCAAAATCTGGATGCAGCTTTAGTAGTTCTACTTCTGCTTTCTCACGTGCTGCGTTTGCTTTCATTTCGTCGATTTCACGAACACGATCTTCAAGACCTTGCGCTTGTTCTTTTGCTTTTTTAATTGCAATAGTTTCAACGATAGCAGCTACATCTGGATACTTAGTTGCCCAAGCTTCAATGTCTTCATCAGACTTTGGTAGTTTAATCTCACTATTAGTTGCTTGAGTTAATTGTGTTTCAAGAGCTTTGATACGATCTTCGTATTCTTTTTCTTTTTGTTGTTGGTGTCTACGTAGGTCACCGTAACGTTTCTTAAAACTTTTTTCCTCAGCATTAGCAGGTTCAGCTTCTTGTGGTTCTTGTTCTACCTGTTCAGCTTCACCTTTTTGTTCAGCAATAAGTTTTTCTAGTTCTTCTTCTTCTCGCTGAATACGTTCTGCATTTGAATACTTACGATTAGCAAATGCTACTTTTTTTGGTGCTTCAACTTCTGAAGCCATTACTTCCATGTTCTCTGACATTTTAGTTTCCTTACTGGGGCCACCGTAGCCTGTTGGTAGGGGGATGGGTAGGCCAGTCTAATATAGCAGATTTTTTTATTTACGTGCTGCTATTCCACGAGAGGTGTTTGGTTTATTTTTCTTCTTTTTGTTAGTCATCAGACCACCTTTGTTCATTGGTCCTGAGCTAGATCCTGCTATTCCTTGACTTTCTCTGCCAGTATCTTCTATTGTAGAAGCTACTCCCGATCCAATAGATGTTGCACCTGCAGCAGCAGCCTCAGCAGCACTGGCTGCAGAAACACCTGCATTTACACCTGCAGCAGCAGATTCAGCAGCTTGATCTCTATCAACACCCTCAGACACATTAGCAGCAGCTACCTGTGCAGCAGAAGATGCGTCAGTTGCTGAGGCCCAATTAGGTTCATTATCATTAGAACCCTTATCTGTATCTGGTCTTAGCATTGGTCGTGGAGAAGAGCTTCTATCTTGCTTTGTTGTTTTACCTTTATTTTTATCTTTGTCTTCTTCTTCATCTAGACCAAGTACATTCTTTAGTGTCTCTATGATACCTTTTTTCTCAGTTTTTTCAGGTTTTATACCTTTATCCTTCATAGCTTTTTCTATTCTAGTTCTTTGATTTTTTGTAGCCCATATAGCAATCCCACCAATTAGAGGATTTACTCCAAGTAGACCTGTAACTACTGTTTGAGCCACTGAATTTTGCGCAAGAGCATCCTGAAGTTCTTCTGCACTCAAAGTTGAGTAGTCTATTGCTTCAGGTCTATCTAAATCTTCAGGGCTACCAACTCCACCAGGATCAATAACTCTTGTACTTTCTACTGTTGTTGACTCAAGGTCATCAACTACCTCATCTACAGACTCATCATAAGGAATAAACCCATCTGGAATAGGTGTTACTGGATTACCGTTGTAAAAATAAAAGTCACGTATCTGACCAGTTTCTTTATTAATATATTTAAGTGTAGTGTACTTATCTTGTACTTCAGGTACAAACTTATCTTCCGTAGATGCAGTGCTTACTGCAGATGTATCAGATGTACTAGGTGTTGCTACAGGTTTGGGCGCAAGACTGCCATCATCAAATAGTTTAGCACCTTCAGTTACAAATTTAGGAACATAACCACCTGCAGGAGAAGGTGTAGGAGTAGGGGGTGCTACAGAACTAGGTGGAGGTGCATATGTTGTAGATGCTTGTTGCCCTTGGTATATAGAAGGTTGATAACCCATAATACCTGTTGCGGGTTGAACAAATGTACCTGCTTGCGCATGTATCATACCACCTTGTGCCATTTCACGAGGTTTATCTTCTGGTCCACCTGCAACAATAAGTAAATCTGCAGGACCAAATGGAACATCATCATCTAGCGTAGCTTCATCGGAGTTACCCATCTGACCCATAGCTTCCATTTTCTTTAGGCCAAACTTAGCCTCGTCACGAAGCTGCATAATCTTTTCTAGTCCATGATAACGTACAACATCAGCAGGTAGAACAAACTCACCCTCACTTAACATAGCAGGAATATCGTCACGCACTTCTTTTTTAGTGCTGCCGTTAGGAACATCGTTTCCTGATTCTTTGTCTACCATGCCACCTTCATCTTTTAGACCACCGTCTTCAAAAAGTTCCATTTGTTCTTCCATAGTAATTTCCTTACTGAGATTTTAATACTTCGTCACGTAATAGTTTTAGTCTACGCAACTGATAGATAGCACCTTGTGCTCTATATACCGCAACAGGCTCACTAGTTTGTTCCATAGTACGGTGTTGTTGTGTTATAATAAAGTCTAAGTATTCTTCAAACTTAGACCATTGGGCTTGGTTGCTGACCAGCCCCTTGAGCTTGCTGAGGTGCTCCTTGTCCTGCATTACCACTAAATCCTTGTTCTTGTGGTGTCGGTGCTTGTCCTACACCAATAGTTCCACCACCTGCTCCTGATGTATCCATTGGGTTTGCACCTGCTGGACCACCTTGTTGTGCTTGCTGTTCTTGCTGAAACTGTTTCATCAATTCAGCTTGAATTGCAGCTTCATTCATATTGTTGGTAACTTGTTCGGGGTCAAGATCAAGAGACTTTGCAATCTCACGAATAATATATTGAAACTTAGCAAATGGTGCAAGTGCAGGGTTAGATGATACTTGCAAGAATTGCATAAGTCTTTGGCTACGTACTTCGTTAGCCATAAGTGATTCTGTTCCACGTGCTTTAACTTCTAGGTCACCTTTAATTTCAGGATCAAAGTCAAATTGCATATTAAAGCGGAACAAACCCTCACCTAGTGGGCGAAGCAGATAATCATCTACGTTTTTAATAACATTTTTAATAGTACCACTCGCAGCACCCATTAGCATACTAATGCCACTAGCCGTACGACCTACACCCATAACACCTGTCTGTCCATGTGCAAAGGAAGGAAAGCCAGTAGATTCATCTGCAAGCACTCGTGCCTTATCAAATAGCTGTAAGTTTTCACCTGCAACATTGGGGAACTTAGTACCAAAAATAGCTTGTCCTGGTGCACCACCTTGCCTACGAAATACTTTGCCTGGGTATACCGATAGGTCTTGGCCTGGGACTAGGTTAGTTTCATCTACCTCAATCAAAAGGTTACCAGATAATACAGCATTGTCAACAGCCATTCGCATGAAACCATTCATCAATGTTTGAGTATCGTCCATGTTTTCGGCAATACCTACGCCAAAGAATGAATATGGATTTAGTTCATATGGTGCTGCCATGTAAGGAATACGAGCAGGTTTGAATGGATTAAGTACCATACGCAATAATTTGTTGTTACAAATCCAAACGTTTGCTTGTAATTCATCTACGTCTTGTAGCTCACGAGGAATGTCTACGCCTTGATCAAGTAACATCTCTACGTCTACCATGCCCCAATACTCTAAGACTTCAAAACGTTCAATGCCATGCTCTGGTGCGTAATCTGCTAGATCATCTTCCCAATATTCTTTATCGTAGTTTTCTCCCATAGCAATTGCTTCATCAATAACTTGACTACGGAAGTAGGGACGTTTCTTTAAGCTACGCATTTGTGAACGAGATAGCTTATGACGTTCAACTACATACTGCGCTTCATCCATATTGTTGGCATCTGGGTCTGGGTAAAAGTTCCATACAGATACATGAGATACTTGTGGAATAGTTTTAAACGTAGGCTCATACTCGCCTGTTTCATCATTCCAATTAGGGTATTCTTTGTCTACAGCAAATGGACCTTTCATCACACCAGTACCAAACAGTGCCATTTCAAATGCTGTACTACGTAGATGTTTAGATGCAGATGATTCATCAAGCTGGTCTTGAATTTTCTTCTGCATCTTTTTAGCTGCAATCATGGCAGGGCTAAATGTGACAGATGTAGGTGTAGCACCCGCACCTTCTTTAACACCATCAATAGGTTCTAGCTTTTCACGTAGTTCAGGGTTAAGTAACTCTTCTAACGTTTTTGCTGTAGCTCCTGCAGGAATCTCTCTACCATCGCCCTTAAAACCATAAGGTGATACTGGATCAGTTTTTCTATCTTCTTGTAACTCTTTAGGAACTGCAGGATCAAACGTGACATTTTCAACTACTCCATCTGGTAATTCTGTTGGGTCAACCGTTAAAGGAAAATTATTTTTAGCAAACAATACATCTACAATTTGCCCATAAGCAGCTAGTGTTTTTGTTTTAGTAACTTTAATAAAAACACGAGACTTTTCAGCTTCAGTAAATTGTACTTCTGGCCCATATATACCACGATAGTTACGATAAGATCGCAGCCAACGTTCTTCATCTTGACGACGATAGTCTTCTGCACGATGATAGCGTTCCATAATAAACGGAATAATTTTAGATGTATCTGCATCTTCTTGTGTTGAGTCGTCTGTATCCTCAAGAATTACAGCATCATCCTCAATAAATACTTCGTTATCTTCTGCCATTTATTTTTCCTTAATAACCAAATGTTGAGTCTGCTACTCTCATACCCATTGATCGTGTTGCATGTGGATCATAATCAAATATACTAAACCTTGGTCTTGACATTATACCATAACGTAAAGCATCATACAAGTGGTCTTCTGAGTGTGTGTCAATATCTTCTGGATTCTTTTTATCCAGTGGTATAGCAGGTAACTGTGCTACCATATTAGTACAAGTGTTAAAGAATACTAGTCTGGGGTTTTCTGTAAACTCGTCTACTTGTAAACGTCTATGTATTTCGTTCTTACCTGCTACACGTGAACCTTTAGAACGATCTGATGGACGCCATCTGCATCCTCTACTAATCATCTGTTCAGCAAGACTAGGACCAGTATCACCACGCTTATGCCACAAAGAAGAGTCAAGAACTCCATACTTAATATTTCCGTCTTCTGCTTCTAAGTCTAAGACCATATCGGCAAGGTCTGTTGCGAGTACTTTACTGACGTATAATTCTCTATATACGATAAGTTGTTCATTAGGCGCAACGGCAAACCACACAACAGCACTATGAGAACCATACCCATAATCACAAGCCCTAAACTTTACCCAGTTATTTGGTATTCTATATGGTTCAATCACATGAATATTACGATCAAACTCTGTGAAGGCTGCACCTTCTTTAATGTCCCAGTCACCTTCTAGTAACTGCCTACGTTGTTGTTCAGGCAACGATAGTAGCATTGCCTCGTAGTCACCTTGTGTACTTAGGTAAGGATTGTCTGAAAGACGTGCAGGTATAAACCTACGTTTGAACAAAGGCTTTCCTGCCTTTGCATGTCCTGCAGGATATTTAAGCTCTTCACCTGTTTCAATATCAGTTGCATTAAAAGCCTTTCCAGAAGGAGCAGGGTCAATAAACATTTTCTTAACCCAATGGTGACCTCTACCCCCTGGGTTGGTAGTTGCCCTCATAAAGATAGGTAAGTCAGGTGCAGTGGACCGTAGACGAGATCGCATATAGTTCCATGCAAATGGGGTAGCCCATTGTGTCAACTCGTCAAAGCCTATCCAACTAAAAGCTAGACCTTGGTAACGCAGAACGTCATCTTCCCTGTCAAGGTAGGACATCCACAATCGTGCACCAGATGGCGCAGTCCACTGCATCTTTCTTTCTGACCACTTAATTCCAGGCCATATCTTAGGGTACATTTCTTGAGACTTAAATATAAGTTCCCTAAGTTCTTCTGTAGTATGACGAAGTAACAATCCTGAGAAACTAGGATGCCCCATGTAACGTAAGGGGTCTGCTAACATGGCATAGGATTTACCGCCACCTGCACTGCCGCCATATAATACTTCACGTTCACCTGCAGCAAGAAACTCTGTCTGTGGTCCCTCATTAGGTTTAAAGATTACGTTGTGTTGTTCCTCAATTGGAATCTCACTAATAATCTTTGCAGGTTCAGGCTTTGGCCTCGCTGATGTCTTCTTCGTCTGCTTTTGCTCCGAGCCTTGTGCGTTCAATTTTTTCCGCCTTGGCGATTGCCTTTTTCGCATAGTCTGCCCATCGGCGTAAGCTTGCAGCTTTGTTTTTTCTTCTTCGCTCATTTTCCAACCGTTTACGTAAACCTACGTGAGATATATCTCTACCTGTATTTCGTGTAAGCCAATTAGCTACTTCACGATATGAGTACTGTTTAAGATACCTTTGTGCCTGTTCAAGCATATCAAGCTCATGGTCAATAGGCAGCAGTACATCAGGGTCATCTGGATTTACTTCATAGCCGAATGGAATGGTTCTAGATATACGGGGAATAGGAACCCATTCATTGTCTTCTTTTATGTCAGTTGGTTGGGGTAACTTCCATTGTTTTAATGGTTTAGTCATCTTCATCCATTTGTTTTGGTGGCATTAGCATTACTCCACCTTTAGCTTCTACTTGCATCTTTTCTGTTTTAACTAGACCAGTACGATCTAGTAGTTCTTTTGCTGCTGACATCTTATCACGAATACCTAGTTCAGTAGGATCGTACAAAGCACCCACCATAGCCATTGCAGCTTTAGGTGCATTACGTGCCATGTATGCAGACGTAGCATCTAGTATTTCTTCTTTCAAAGAGTTAATGATCTCCGTAGATGAAGTAGCATCCGAATACCCTGCAATCTTTTTTGCAGCTACAATGTCACCACCAGCCTCATCAAATAAGACAGCTAGTAGTTTCTGTTGTTTTTCTGTTAATGCTCGTGCCATTTTAACTCTTTCTTCTAAACAATGCAAGCACAAAGTTTGCTATTGATTGACCTATTTGTGTCGGGGTAGGAAGTAGCCATCCTAGTAGTAATAACATTATAACCCAAGGGGGGATGTTTTGATTACTAATCATTAGTTTTTCTACTGGACCTGCTTCTACTTCTTTTGTTTCTGTGATGATGTCACGTCCTGCGTTATTAGTTTCTTCTTCTTCGTAAGTAACTACAGCCTGTTTGTTCTCTTTACCTAACTGTGTATTAGCAGCTACATTAGTACCGCCTGTAGGTAACAATGAAGTTAAACCACAACTAGATAACAATAAGGCAAGAACTAACCATCTCATTACATCATCTCAAAATGTGGAGCATCAATGAAGGGTCTACGACCTTGTGATCTACGTAGGTCA